GGTTTGGCGTACGTCTTCTCTCCAATTACATCATGCGTACTCATTTGTTACTCCTGTTATGAGTGTAGGGCTGGGGGCCGAAGCCCCCAAACCCGTTGTAGTAGTACTTATTCGTCGATCACGTCGACATCAAAAGCCACCCAGATGGTTCCTGCTGATCCCTCGGCGGAATCAGCAGCATCAACGATGGTGATCGTGATGTAGTCGTTGGCGGTAAGAGCAACGCCAGCCGCAGCCTCAGTGGTCTGCGTAGCGCTGGACCCACCAGCCTGAGCGACAGTTGCGCCGTCAATGAACTCGTCGACATCGGGAGTACCACTGGCAAAATCATCGCCAGCAGCGCCGATATCGAACTCAAAGTTCGCGCCAGCGTCCAAGTCATCGGCCCAAGTACTAAAATCACGAACAACACACGCCTTCAAAGGCTTGAAGATGGTGTGCGTTACCGTGTCGGTTTCGGCCTCAGCGGCCGTGAACTGAATCGGGACGATTACGCGAGCGGAGCCGGAGCCGCCGAACGCGAAAGGAACGCGGGCGTCGCCTGCGTATTGAAGGGAAGTGTTAAGTGCCATTTCTATGATCTCCTATTATGCCAGGTCAGTCACGCCGACTTCGACGCGTGACATCCAGGCTTCGTTAAGAATCAGAGCGGCATAGTAAAACTTCCACCCGACATATCCCCTCTGGCCCAACGGATCGGACTTCGAGATGGTGCCCGGATTGATAACAACCGGGTTCAGCGAGCCAGCACCCTTCAGGGGAACGGTACCATAGGCATTCTTGGCGATGTACACGATAGGGTACACATCAACCTTGGTGCCACTGGTTACCATGCCATTCAGGGTGGTAGAGCCCGAGTCGAGGAACGGAGCCAGCACCGGGGACAGGATATACCGCACGGTCTCAACCTTACCAAGTTCGTACGGGCTAATCGGACTAACATTGCCGTACTTCTCAGTCGGGGTGAAGCCATCCATATCGCGGATGTCCTGCTCCAGATCGGTGTGGCCAAATGCCACATACGAAGCAGCCACCGGCTCGGTACCGAACTTCGGAGAAGCTCCAACCATGCTGGTGATCTTCTTCGCACGCTGCGCGTTCAAGGAACGCACAACTGCACGCTGCAGATTCAGGGTAAGTGTATCATTAACTCCGGTGCGAGCCGTCGGAGATGCCGTGCCAGAATAGAACACGTTGGTACCTGCACGCAGGACACCCCAGAGAATCACTTCCTTCGTTTCAGCTGCCTGTTCGCCCAACAGCATCGTGGCGTTGGCCAGAACAGGGTCCTCAGCAAAGTCGCCAACGCGATCACTGATCTCGAACAGATCGCCGTACTGACCCATCTGAACAGACACGTCAACGTACGAGATACTCTTCGGAGCAGGCGTCACGCCTTCAACGAGCTGCGCGGTGGTTACGGTATACGGAACCGGGCGACGGAAGACAATCGTATCTGACTTGTTTTTGGGAAGAGGCTTGGTATCCCCGAACTTATCAAGAACCAGGATCGGTTCGGCATGTTCGAGCATCTTGCCTTCTGCCCACACAGTAGTACGCTGACCAATGTCGCTATAAGTTGTTGCTACGGTCATTTAAATAGAACTCCTTGTGGATTGTAGCTGGTCATTTAGGTGAATCAGCCCCACCGAGCGTTAAACTCTTCCTCGTAATCGCCTCCATGCGAATCACGTCCACCAGCTGCCGGCCTAGAGCCGGGGGCGGTAGATGTTTCTTGGCGCGTTTTGCGTTTACGCTTGAGCTCTTCTGCTCGTGAGACTTCTTCAGAGACGGCTGGCGGGCTTTCCTTGCCCTGTTGGTCGAGGCCCATTTCTCTGACCGCTCGCTGATAGTCGTCCTCGTACCGCCGAAGCACAGTAATAGCTTCGGTAGCATCGGGAAGTCTAGCGGCCTGCTGAACGGACTTAGGCTGCATTTGCAACCACGCCCGAAAGTCATCGCCATCGACCACTGCCTTCCAGTGCAGGCCGGTCTCTTGTGTGTTGAAGATTTTCGCGGCTCCCTCATCCACCGCTGAGAGGAAGTCGGCAGCCCGTTTCCGGGCGCGTTCGTCTTCTAGGGGTTTCAGAGATTCACTGACCCGTCGTTCTACCTCTTTGCGCTCGTGAGTAACAACCTCTTCGAGAGCCTCGGCGAACTCTGGAAAATCTTCTTTGAGCCGCTCAAGTTTCTTGAGTTGCTCTGGGGCAGCAGACTCGGGTGCCTTCGGCGTCCGATCCGCTGGTGCTGCCTCGCGGGCTGCTTCCAGCCGGCGAAGTTCGTCAGTAAGCTCGTTGACACGGCGTTGGAACGCGGTGGCACGGCCGTGGTGGGAGTTAGCCTGATTGCGTAGTGCCTTGGCTTGCTCCTGTACCTCTTCCGGAAGTGAGTTGATCCAGGCGTATGGGTCGGCGGGGGCTGCGGCTACGGGCGGAGTGGCTGGTGACGCATCCTTCGGAGCTTCCTGCCCCTCGTCACTGCCTTCTTCTTCCTGTACTTCCTCTTCCTCAGCGTCATCATCGCTCGAACTAGGCTCGGAATGCTCGTCTACTGCTGGTTCGTCCTTTCCCCACAGGGCGTCGAACGCATCGTCGTATGAGAGCTCTTCCACAGAAGATGCCTCTTGTTCTTGATCTACTACTTCCTTCTCTACTGCTTTGTTTACACTCATGTTTCCTCCTAGAGTGGGGGACGATTAGTAGCGAGTGTCGTGCATCTCGTCGCTAACTTGCTCGTCGCCGTAGCTTGCTAGGATTCGTCCTTTGGCTAGTTCAAGGCCCTTGACAACTCCTAGGCTGTGCCGTATCTCATTATCCGTAGCATCGGCACCGGACCGTAGTACCAGCTTTTGCTGGGACTCCAGAACTTCGTCAAGATACTCCAGCAAATCTTGCAGATTCACGTTAGTACCGCTATACTGGTGATACTGACTCATGGCTTAGATTCCCTTGCCTTCTTTCTTGGCGTACGTAATCTCGGTATTGAACTTGTCTAGGTCAGCCTGCTTGAGCAGCCGCTTAGTTTCCTCGCCCATTACGGAGATGTTCAGCTTAGCCGCAATCTGGGCCTGAGTCGCTTGCTGATCCGCCGCCAGCTTGTTCAGCATGTCTTCACGCTGCATCTGGGCGATCAGGAGCTTGATCTGGTTCTCGTGCTGACGAGCCATGATCTCGCGGCTCTCCTTGTCAACCCGAGCCTCCTCGATAGCCGACCGCATATTCATTTCCTCGGTCTTCAACTCCCTGTCTAGGGCGTTCTTCTCAAGAGCAGCATCGGCCTGCTTCATGCGAGCCTGTGCTTCGATCAGCTTCGGATCGGGAGCTTGCTGCATAGCCGCCTGTTTCTCGGCCATCTCTTTTTCGACCTGCTCCACCGGCTTCAGAATGTCGCCTACGCGGGTCGTGAGCACCCACTCGCGGAACGCGCGCGGGAGATCAATCTGCATGATGAAGTCTTCGTTAGAGCCAGCCATGCCCATGATTCGCTCCAAGTCTTGAGACTTGATCTGCTTGTCAATGCGCTGCGTGGCTCCGCCAGCCATGACCTCGTAATCCCCCTTCAGGGACTCGTCATCTCCGTACTGCATCTCGTAGTGGTAGAAGCGCTCAACGATGGGCACGGTGATATCGTCGTCCCACTTCTCACTGAGCCGCTGCTGGATCACGTTCGCTGCGGTCAGGACCATAGCCATGCCCCCAAACGTAACGTTGTCGGCCTTCGGCATTTCTCCCTGCTGAATCTGCGGCAACGAGGATTCGATATCCGCAAAGTTCAGAGACATCTCGATGATGTTGGCAATACTGTCCTGCTGTGTGGGGACATTCACGAACTGCATGGCTTTGTTTACATCTTCGCCATACTCCGTCATGAACCACACCTTCATCGGACGGATAGCCCAGCCCTCGGCCTTGTTGGCCGGCTGAATCATCTCTTTGTTCAGGATGATCTGCGGGCCAGCCGTCAGTCCGGCGTTGTCCAATAGCATAAGCCACGAACTGTTCATGACCCGCGCCGCGTGGCGCATCAGGTACGGAACACCGTGGCCGAAGATGCTAGATGGATCGTCTTCCCATGTGCAGAAGAAATACGGAATGCGGTCTTCTCCCTCAATCGGGGAGACCGATACTCGAATGACGCGGTTGTTGACAAACCAGACCTCGCCCTGTACCATGACTAGGGGATCGTCTTTGTCTTTCTCGTCAATCAAGTCAAGTTCAAAAAGGACTTCCTTGTCCATTGGGCCGTGGTATTCCATTACACAAAAGCGCTTGTCTAATGCATCCTCGTGTGTGCCCATGATCGGAAGAATGTGTGACTTGGCTACATGGCCAGTCAACGGCTCCTCCATCAGGCACTCGCGGATACGGTTCTGCATGAACGCCTTGTGGAAGGCGAGCCCGCGCAGCTCCTGACGAGTCATCAGATGGAGCTCGAAGACATCCTCAATGGTAGTACCCGCGCGAGCGCTCGGGTCCGGGAAGACCATACGAGTATCGACCCACTGTACGGTGGGGATCACGTCGTTGGAGTACTGCATCTCGAAGATCGTCTTGCCCTCAGCGTCTTTCAGGGGCTTGTACGACCGGCGGCGTTTGGGAACCAGGACCGGAGCCTTCAAGCACGCTGTGCCTAGTACGCCCCACTGCTCCATAGCCTTGCGGCTCTTCTTGGCCCAGTCAGTTTCTACAAAGCGGTCGTGGATTTTGCGTTCCATCCGGCGAGCACGATCCTGCGATTTCTTGATGGCGGCGTGCGCGGCTTCCCCAATGGTCATAGGGGCTGGAGCCTCGGGCATAACTGCTGCGGCCGGGTCTTGTGCAGGCATTGCGCCCGGAGGACCTTGTGGAGCCATTCCAGGAGGGCCTGCCATAGGCGGCATCGGAGCTGGAGCAGGCTCTGCTACTGGCAGCGGTTCATCGCTGTTAGCCAGTTCTAGAAGCTCGGGAACGGGCGTAGGCCCGACCGAGAAGTTGAAGTCCCCGCCTAGCGGAAACTGAATGTCTTGCAATCGCGCAATGGCGATGTTGGTCTTGGGACGGGTAATGTTAACAGCCGGCAGTTCGCCACCACGAACCTCGCGGAGAGCTGCCAGCTTCTTGTCGTCAATGGCCATCTGAGAGCCGTTGTACAGCTCCTCAGCGATCTGCCACTCCCGCTCCTTGTCGTAGCGCTTGCCTACGTATTCGGAGAGCTTGTGGTTCAGCTGGCTGGCCAGCATCTCCAGAGCAGCATTGTTCTGGTGCTCCTTCTTGGACGGGCTAACCTTGCTGTCGTTATCCGGCCTAGCTTTGTCGAGAGGTAGGTCTAAATTCTGAGGCACAGGTTATACTCCGTAATCTCGGGACGACGTGCCCATAGGGGGCTCCCGGTTGATCTGGCGAGCGTACGCCAATCCACTCTGCATTGCGTATCGTGTGGCGTCCATGAGATGGTCCTTTTGTTTGATGATGTTACCCTTCTCGTCTCTGCGGTACATCCGATACTCTTCTAGCCACTGGGACATAACGCCCTTGAACACCTTGAGACGACCAGTAGACAGGCGCGAGTACACGCTGTAAATGCCGGCTTCTACTGAGTTATCGGCAGCTACGATCTTGAGACCTAGCTTGCGGTACAGCTTGATAAGCTGCTGTCCGTCAACTTGGCTACGACCACGAGAGGCCGGATCAATGGCACCCACCCACGTAGTAGTGGGCAGGTTGCGGCGGTTGACCGCTGCGGCGTGAATCTCGGGCTCGGACTTTTCCCGCTTGTAACAGTCGTAAAGGTATACTGTGTCATTGTCCTTGTCCCACGCGAACCACACCACTGCGGTATAGTTCCAGCCCACGTCCATCCCGTACCCCCGGTAGTACCAGGGCTTAATCTGGAACGGTTCTATCAGGAACTCGTCAGGATTGACCGGATAGATGGCACCTGAACCCAGGTGGGGGATGCCTTGCGATCTGGCTTCTCTGAGATGCGGCTCGCAGGAGGCGAGAAGTTCGCCTTTCTCTTGCTCGTCTAGGTGCGGTGCGTCATCCCACCCCGCAGATACGATAGCCTTATTCAGTACTGCCTGTTTCTCGATCGCGCTGAATTTCTCTAGCGATTTCTGTTGCATTCAAAAATTCCTGTACGAATGGCGTAATACCTTGCAGCGGAGTGAATGTTACGTACACGATTCCTCCTACAAACTCGCCGGTCTTGGCGGTACGCATGAGGCACTCGCCGTAAACTTCAATCGGCGGTTCTTCATCCAGCCAGATAGCGTGCTTTTGTGTACCTTGAAACGCCCGTCGTTTCTGGTCATATGATTTAAAGCCCAGCTTACTAATCTGACCGCTGGTGTGACGTACCCTAACCAGGTCTACGGCCCCACCACCACCAGGACGCATTCGTACATCGACGATGCAATCCCGAGGTATCATTCCGGTACCCCAGTCGGCATTATCTCCGAGCATCTTGGCTTGTACGATGTCTCGGGTGGTCTGCCCGGTATCTCCGGAAGCCCAACAATCGGTAGCAGTAAAGAACCTTCGACCAGTCCACCAGTGGGGATACATCCCCGTAAGGTGGCAGGCCATCTCGTACCCACCTGCGATCGACTTACCAACACGGTTGCCGGCCATGAAGACCCGCTCACGCTTAGTAGCGCCGTAGGCGAGGAACTGTATGTGCTTTACATACTTGTCATACGAGTAGGGTCCCTCATCTGGAAAGAATCGCAGGTGACCTGCGTAATCCTTCCTACGCTCCAGCTCATCCAGAGCCCGCAACATCTCCACCTTTTCTGTATACGACAGAGTGTTGCCGGGGCGTTCTGCTACCGCTCCCTCCAAACTTAGCACGTGTTCGGAGATCGCTACAATATCGTCCGGATTATCGGATTCTAGCGGTGCTCCAAACGCGTCTAGTATTACGCTGTGATGGTCTGTCATAATGATCCAATAACGAAGTGGGGGGCGGAACCGCTGGAGGGAGGGGGCGCATAAGCGCCACGGTCCCGGCCCCCGAACCGTTAAACCTTAGCGACCTTGCGGAACTTCTTCAGCGCTTCTTGAATGCGCGTATCAAGTTCCTCAGAAGTCAGGTCCTCCGAATCCTTAGTAGTGGTAGTAGTCTTCTCAGACCAACCAAACCGATTCTTCATCACCATGTACCACAAATTACCATTGAACGTGCGGTTATCTAGGTTGAGACGACCGATCTTATACCACCACGCTTTCTGCATCATACGACCGAAATCTACTACTTCCTTGAATACGCTAGTATTCGGGTCGGAGTAGAGCTTGTCGAAGAGGCCCTTGGTTATACGCAACTCGGCCATTACCTCGATATCCGAGGCACCGGCCATGTACTCAGTTGCTAGGGTCTTCTCCCAGCCCTTCGGTAGTTTCGCAAGAAGCGGATTCACTGTCGTTGCTTCGTTCATCATTACTCTCCTCTAGTCCTTCCAACGGTCCCGGCTGCGGCAGTGCTGCCTTGGGCAACTCGTAATCCAACCAAGGAGTGTTGCCTTCGGTAAACAGCATAGCAATCGGAGCTGAGACTACATTTCCCGGACTATCAGGAGCCGGACTCATCACACAAATTACGGTAACAGGTTCCTTGCTCTCTTGGTGGTGGCAAACAATTGCCACTAGCTGATCGGCTTTCGCTGCTCGAATGAGCGTAGCCGTGGCCTGTATAACGTCTTGGTTCTCTTCAACTGGTGTATCAGCCAGTACTGCTACTTGTACATTCATACTACCATCCTCCCAGATGTGGGGGGAGGGGAACAGTCCCCTCCCCCCGTGTTGCTATTATGCGCGGTAACCAACCAGCTCGATCTCTACGATACCTGCGGTATACGTAGCATCAGCGCCGGTAGCACCGACCAAGTAAATGTACGGCTTGGCCATATCGAACGCCGTAAAGTTGTCCGTGTCACCAGCTGCGATGTTGCCAGAGTTCACGACAGTCGTGCCCGAAGTAGGCGCGGCGTCTTCCGCCGTGGTGCCCGTAGCCGACAGCACTACGTCGATGTCATCATCGCCGGTAAGTGGGGTCTCATACGTAAACAGACGTCCACCAATCACTGTGCCGCACTCGGCTTCCGTTACATGGAAGATGGCGGCAGAATCCGTGCTGGCGTCCACACCGATCACGTCACCCGCTCCGCCCGAGTTCAGGCCGGTCAGATCGACAAGAATGCGGGTGTACACGAGGTCGCCCTTCTCTTCGATGGCTACCTTGTACGCGCCCGCAGCTGCCTGCAGCGAAGCAGCGGCCTGATTGGCGGCGGCCGGTGAATCTCCGAGAGCCGTACGAGCCAGCTCACGCAGGGTGCGCTTCTGCTCAAGCGTAAAACCCGCCGTGCGATTAATGGTATTTCTGATATCATTGTATTGCGACATTTTTCTATCTCCTCAACAGGGTCTTAGCCCTGAGTCTCTGTTTAACCCCATGTTAGTGGGGAAGATTCGGGCAATATGCCCAAAATTGGTATTACGCGAGGCGCTCCGCGTACATCGTAACTCTCTTGGTAGACTCCGATCCAGCAACCGGGCTACCCGCCCCGTCGTCTGTAGCTACAGTCACGTCTATAACGACGTGTTGCTCTGTGCCATCAGCTACTGTGTCGTCAATCTCGATGTTGGCCCTGAACAGATCGACCCAGACTCCCTCTTGTCCCGGAGTGTAGTTAAGCGTTATAGCAGCACTGCCAGAAAGCACAGACACTACCTCATACTTGACAAGATACTCGCCGGTATTGAACGCAGTTGCGTCATCGTGGATGACATCTCCAAACCCGAGGGTATCTGCGTCGATCCAGTACCCAACCGAGGAATGGAACGGAGCTTGTACTTTGCCGTTAGACCCCTCGTAAAAGTACAGGTTATTGTACGCTGTAGAGGAGGCCTCAACTACTGTAGAGGTAAGGGGAGTAGAATCCCATACGATGTTCGGATCGTTGGAGCCTTCCTCTACCACAGGAGGCCGGGTCTTCTTCGGCTTCTTAGGTGGTCGATTGATGGGCCGTGTAACTCTTTTGATTACCGGGCCTATAACGGTGTAGGTACTGTCGCTCACTTAACAACATGCTCCCAACTCTCGTACATCGCGTGACACTTTTCGTGTTGTAGGGCAAAGTCATCGGTGGCCCAAATAATATACTCGCCAACATCTACGGCCATGGTACACCCGCGCGCAGGCTTGAATGGCCTCCGGCACTCTGCTTGCACCTGCTCCG